AACCAAGCCAATATTTTACCTATGGCTAATCTAAAAATTGTATGTACCGTGCCTGCCTTTGATAACCAAGGCAACTTAGCCGGTATTGAGGATTTTATGGTGGCAGTCTTTAACAAACTAGCGGCCTACAGCTCCCCTATTAACTTAGGCAGCGTAACCGCGCCCGTGGTCTTTACCGGACAATCAGGCGATCTCTTATCGTTCACGATCAACATCTCAACACTAACGCAATGGAGCTAACAATGGCAGACAAATATCCAACCGATGCAGATATAGAGGTACTAAAAAAACTCGGTCTGCCAGTACCAGGGGCTACAACTACTAAGAAGGATGAGGAATAACAATGGCAATTTATCTAGATAATAACGTTGGCCTGAAAATTGCCACCGTTGATCTTTCAGCTTATGTAACAAGTATCAGCCTTACACAAACCTTTGATGAAGTAGAAACTACTGCTATGTCCACTAGCACTAGCGCTTCACACACCTTTGCTAAAGGTTTAGAGGCCAGCACCTTAACCGTGGACTTCCTAAATGACTGGGCCGCTTCTCAGGTACAGGCAACCTTGCAAGCTGCTTACGGCACAACCGTTACAGCTTTGATCGTGCCAGTAAAGAGCGCTTCAACAGTTATCAGCGCAACTAATCCGCTCTACACAGTATCAATCTTGATTAACAACCTAACCCCTGTAGGCAGCCCAGGTACGCCTTCAGATTATGCCCGTAGCTCTATGACCTTTACGTGTAACTCATCCGTTGCATACGCAACAAGTGGAACCTGGTAGGTATAACTAATGGCACGGCTAAAGATCACAAGGGCTACCGGCGAAACTATTGTAAGTATTACGCCGGTGGTTGAAGTCGCGTTTGAAAAATATTGCGGACAGGGCCTCTATAAGCAGTTGCGCGAGCAAGAAAAAAATAGCGATCTATATTTTTTGGCTCACAATGCGTTAATGCGTACAGAAGTTATCCCACCGTTTGGCGATGACTTTCTAAAAGATTTAATCTCGGTAGAAGTATTAGAGGATGAAAGCCCAAAAGGATAGATCGGGGTTCGTTTACCTACTTAGTGGCATCGCTAGCCGTTGAGTTAAAAATTAGCCCCGATCAAGTCTTACTAATGGATGAAGTGATGTTTAAGGCAGTACTACAGGTTTTAAGCGATAGAGCAAAGGAGCGTGAACGTGCCAGTAGACATAACAGGACTAGGCGACACGCTTAAAGCGATGAAAGATTTTGACGATAATTTATACAAAGGTATGAATAAACAAATAAAAGGGGCGATGATCCCTATTCGCGATAAAGCTAGAGCTTACGCACCGGCCAATAGTGAAATGTTTAGCGGCTGGACTAAAAAGCCAAGTTCAACAGAGACTATAAAATATCGCGCTTTTCCTGCCTACGATCAAGCCGAAACACGTTTAAATATTATCTATCGGCCAGGCAAGAATAAGCGTAACAAGGGCACTAGCTTTAACGTTAGTTATTACGTAGCTAATACTAAAAGCCCAGGTGGAGCTATCTACGAAACCGCAGGCCGTTTATCTGGCCGCGCTGGCAACGTGGGAGACAGTCTTAACCCTAAAGCAAGCCAACAATTTATAGCTAAATTGGATGTAGATAAACTTTTTGGCAAAAGCCGAAATATGCAAGGCCGCTTAATTTACAGGGCTTGGGCCGAGGATAATGGCCGCGCGTACCACGCTGTTAATCTAGCCATAAGTACTGCCGTAAAAACTTTTAACGCAACCAACACCACCGACAAATACTCTTTGGCCGCATAATGGCTGGATTAATAGTCTCAGCCGTTGCTAAATGGAACGGCACAGCTCTTAAAAAAGGCCGTAAGGATTTATACGCTTTTGAAAAAGCAGCGCACAGTTTGGGTAAAACTTTTCTTCAAGTCTTTGCAGCTCAAAAGATTTATCAGTTTGGTAAAGCTAGCGTTAAGGCTTTTGCAGCCGATGAAAAAGCAGCCAAGTCTTTAGAGGTAGCGCTTAAAAATACCGGTAACAGCTTTGCCACTATTGCCACCGAAGGCTTTATATCTCGGATGCAGCAAACCTATAAAGTCCTTGATGATGAGCTTAGGCCCGCGTTTCAGACCCTATTAACTGCCACTTCGTCATTGACTGCAAGTCAGCAAGGTTTAGAACTTGCACTTAACGTATCTAAAGGAACTGGAAAAGACGTACAAACCGTTGCACTAGCTTTGGCCAAGGCTTACAGCGGGCAGACTACCGCTCTTAGTAAATTGGGCGCTGGTATTAGCTCGGCCACAATTAAAAGCGGGGATATGAAAAAAATCCTTGCCGAATTAACGGCTAAGTTTCAAGGCCAAGCGCTAGCTGCAACTAAAACTTATCAAGGTCAAATGGATGCTTTAGCTGTGTCGGCTCAAAACGTTAAAGAAATTATAGGTAAAGGTTTGCTAGATAGCCTTTCAGCTTTGGGTGGCAATAATGGAATAGCTACCGCAACTGCCGAAATGGAAAAGTTTGCACAAAGTACATCTGATGCCTTGCTTGGACTTAGTACTCTATTTAAAAACTTTAAAGAGTCAGATGTTGGTTTTGCGCTGTCTGTAGCCTTTGGCGCTTTTATGAACAGCGGCATACTCGCTTCCATAGGTAAAAAAGAGCGAGCTAAAAATCAACCTATTAGCGCTACATCCCAATACTTCACGGTGGAAACAGCCGAGCGAGCTAAGTTAATTGAAACTATAAAAAAGGGTAATGCGGCAGAAAAGGCTAAAGCTAAATTAACTATGGCTGAGTTAGATGCTAAAAAGAAGTCCAGCGAGCTAGATGAGCTAAAAAAGAAGTTTGATGTAAACCGGATTAACTTAGAGACTGCCCTACTTAACTCTAAGGATGATGCAGAAAAGGCCCGTATCCGATCCTTACTAACTATTATGGATGATGATGCTAACTCAGCGGCCAAGCGCTTGGCCGAGCTTGATGCGGCCAACGCTGCCAAGATGAAGGCTGAGACAGCCGCCGCCGATAACTTAAAATACCTAGCGCAGGAAGCTAACAGAGCCGCCCTTGGCCTTGCTTCAATAGGTAATCCTAAAGGCAGCTACGGCTATACAGCTGCTAACCCATCCTTTGTATTTGGCGCTGGCAATATGCCTAGCTTGCCTAGTGATATGAGTAATGCAGGCGATGTAAATGCGCCTATAGATTACGGCTATACAGCCGCTAGTCCATCCTTTACATATAGCCCACCTCAAACTAACTACATAACTATAGAAGCGCCTAATGGCAGCGAAGAATATTTAACCGATGCTGTAAAGCGAGCTATGCAAAAGCTAAACCGCTATGGCGATAGCACTACTTTTGCAGGGGCTTTGTAATGGCTATTCCAGTAATTAACGTCATCATTAACTTCAGCACCGGACCAAGTTTTGCGATGCCTATGGTGCTAGGTACTGGCGTACTTGGCACTAATGCTTTAGCCGATGCCGCAGTTATTACAGCCGATGTATCAGACCAAGTAAGTGCTATCTCAATTAAGCGAGGCCGCTCGGCTGAGTCTGACCAATTCCAAACAGGCACACTTACTCTTAAAATTGTAGATGTAAATGGCGACTTCAACAGCCAGAACGTCAGCGGGCCTTACTATGGTCTTTTAAATCCAATGCGTAAGGTGCAGATAACAGCTACATATAACAATGTTACCTATCCGATCTTTGCAGGCTTTATTACTAGCTATAACACCACTACCCCACAATTTACAGGCGATGTATCCTTTACAACTATTACGGCTGTAGATGCCTTTAGATTGGCTCAAAATGCCCAAATTTCAACGGTTACAGGTGCAACCGCAGGCCAGTTAAGCGGAGCGCGTATAGGCAAGATATTAGATCAGATCACTTGGCCAACGGCCCAAAGGCAAATAGATGCCGGTCAGACCACTATGCAGGTTGATCCTGGCACGGCCCGCACCGCCCTTGGCGCTATGCAGACCGTAGAGCTATCAGAGTATGGCGCGCTTTACGTTGATGCCTATGGCAACTTTGTATTTAAAGACCGTAAGACTGCCACTAATAGCGTAAACCAAACCGCCGTGAGCTTCACCGATGATGGCAGCGGTATCGCGTATAACAATGCTGTGTGGATATTTAACGATGCCTTGGTCTATAACAAAGCCGACATAACTCGGACAGGTGGCACTACCCAAAATGCCACTAATACTGCCAGCGTGGATAAATACTTCCTGCATAGCTATAACCAACAAAATCTTATGATGGAGACCGACACGGTAGCCCTGGACTATGCCCGTGCCTATGTAGCTTCTAGGGCCGAAACCACCGTGCGTTGCGATGCAATTACCTTGGATTTATATACAGAAAACTACACAGCGGGCACGGTTGCAGCTCTTAACCTAGATTACTTTGATCCGGTAACGATCACCACCACCCAGCCTGCAGCTGTAGGAACATCTACTCTTTCAAAGACTTTACAGGTATTTGGCGTAGCGATGGAGATAAAACTAAATAGCTGGAAAGTTACGTTTACTACTTTAGAGCCGATAATAGACGGCTTTATTTTAAATTCTAGTTTGTACGGAATACTCGGCACAAACGTATTGAGCTACTAAGGAGATATAAATGGGAATAACTGGATATCCGTATGTAACCGGCGATATTTTGACCGCCGCCGATATGAACGTTTTAGTGCAGTTTGATGTTAAGACTGCACAAACCGCTGACTACACGCCTGTACTAGCTGACGGCTATCAAACGCTAGTGCCTATGAATAAGGCAACGGCTGTTAACTTTACGATCCCTACAAACGCTAGCGTGGCTTATGCCACAGGCACGGTACTTAATATTCTAAATATAGGTGCAGGCGCGGTAACGATTAAAGCGGTTTCTAGCGGTACTACTACGGTATTGAGTGCTGGTGCTACAGCTGCGCAGCCAACGTTGGCCCAGTATAAATCGGCTGCCTGCGTAAAATACAGCACCGATACCTGGTACATAATCGGGGCGATTGCCTAGAATGTTAAATAATATAGCTGCAATTATGGGCGTACCAAAATCCACACCCACAGCCGTCGATTACTTAGTGGTCGCTGGTGGTGGCGCTGGTGGTGGCAATTACGGCGCTGGTGGTGGCGCAGGTGGATTTAGGACTGCCGCTGCATTTTCAATTAGCGGTTCATTTACTGTAACAGTCGGTGCTGGTGGTACTGGTGCCAGCGGTATTGAAGGAACAAGCGGCAGTAACTCAGTATTTAGTTCAATTACATCTACTGGCGGCGGTTATGGTGGAGTAAGTTATGGTGGTAATTTGAAAATTGACGGTGCTGCTGGTGGTTCAGGCGGCGGCTCAGCGCGAGGCGGAGTTATTGGAAGTGGTAATACCCCTTCTACATCGCCATCACAAGGAAGTAACGGCGGTTTAGGTTCAAATAGTGCAGCGAATTATGGTACTGGTGGCGGTGGTGGCGCTACGGGGGTCGGTGCGGCAGGAAGTTCAACCACAGGTGGAAATGGCGGCGCTGGTACTTCCAATTCTTATTCAGGTGGTGCGGTTACTTATGCTGGCGGCGGCGGTGGTGGATTTTATTCAACTGGTGGAACCGCTGGTTCTGGTGGTTCAGGCGGCGGTGGCGCGGCTGGTGGAGTTGGATCTAATGGAAACCCAGGAACGGTAAATACTGGCGGCGGCGGCGGTGGCGCTTCTGTAAACGGCGTTGCTGTAACGGGTGGCAACGGCGGATCGGGCATTGTAATAATCCGCTATGCAAACACTTTTGCGGATTTGACTTCTATCGGTGGCGGTTTAACTTATGCAAAAACTACCAGCGGTGGCAATACGATTTATACTTTTACAGCGGGAACAGGAACGGTAACTATTTAATGGCTCACTACGCATTTTTAGATAACAACAATATCGTTACCGAAGTAATTACTGGTAAAGATGAAACCGAATTTATAGAAGGTTTAAACCCTGAGACTTGGTACGGCAATTATAGAGGTCAAGTCTGCAAGCGCACTAGTTATAACAATAATTATAGATTTAATTATGCTGGCATAGGTTATACATACGATTCAAATGCAGATGCTTTTATAGCACCGCGCCCTGAGTGCGGGCACAAAGAGTTATTTTTAAATGATAAGTTTAAATGGAATTGCCAACGATGTGAGTTAGATGGAGACTAGCTATAACGGCTGGCCAGCCAGTAAAAATCCTGCCGAGATCGGCATAAAATCGTACGCAATACGCGGTACAGATATTAAGATCAAGGCCGCTGCAGGCTGTGGGCCGTTACTAGCTGAGTTTGCCGCGCAGTTTCACGCGCTGATTGAGCCAATAGATACCGTTGGTCTTGATGATTGGGGCTACTGCTACAGGATGGTACGCGGTACTACCGACAAGCTAAGTAACCACAGCTCGGGCTCAGCCCTAGACCTCAACGCCGCGCAGTTTCACGCGCTAGGCAAGATCGGTACGTTTCCAGCCGAAAAAGTACCAATGATCCAAGCGCTAGCTAAAAAATACGGTTTAACCTGGGGCGGTGACTACCGCGGCCGTAAGGATGAAATGCACTTTGAACTACACCTAAACGCCGAGCAGGCTAGTAAACTAATAACCAAGTTAGGGCTGTAAATCAACTAAGGGCACTTAGGAGATAGACAGATGAAAGAGCAGATGAAGTGCGCGGCACTTTCTTATTTACGAGCAGCCGCAACAGCTGTAGCAGCTCTATATATGAGCGGCATAACCGATCCCAAAGT